CGCAAGTAACAAGCCGCGTTCATCAGTCCATGCTGCAATTTGAATCACTGCATTTTCTAATGCTGTTTCGTTCAAGTCTGAAGCTACTGTTGGGATGTTGCTGTTTGAACCGCCTGTTACTAGTGAGTGTGTTGCTGAAAACAACGCTGCACCGTCACCACCGGGAAACGCGACATTGAAACCATTGTTCAACACGTTAGCTGCTTTGACTTGTTTTGTGTATGCCATAGCACGAGCTAATGCTTTAGTGTAACGAGCTGATAACGTGTCATACAAGTTATCTTCTACTGCTTCTTCAGTTAAGCTGAAGCCTAAAGCGATTGTTTCGTGTGTATAGCGAGCTGACCATGCTTCTTGCGCATTGTCATAAGCGATGGCATTGCCTTCGTTTTTAACAGGTGCTGCAGAAAAGCCAGACAACTTTGTTTCTTCTTCAAAAGAACGCTCTGAGGTCTCTGTTTCATAGATCTCTTTGTGCTCTTCACCATATCGTTTGTACTCTAAACCAAACAAAGCGTTTAAGCCCGGTAATAGTTCTTTGAGTAGTTGTGCGCGTGAAATTGCCATTGTTTATTCTCCTTAGTCGCCAACACCAGTACCATTGTAATACGAATGGATACCGAAGTTAAATTTAACGATGCAATCTGTAAATGCATCACCGAGTGTAGAGAACGGACCATCAACATAATCAACTAGGCGTAAACCAATTGTGTTTGTTGTAGCACGTGTAGCCACATCTATTGAAATTTTTGAATCGCCTGATGTTGTTGAGCCTGCTGTTTGGTTAACTGCGAAGTTAGAACCAATCATTGTTTGCGTCACAGCATCATCTGCTTGGATTTGGAACAATGTGTCAGGGTCGTCACAAACATATGCCATAGCATCAGATGCTACAGTGCCTGTAGGCCAATATTGTGAGTTCAGTTTATATTTCAATGAAGGGTCAGTGTACGTACATCCTAAAAACACACCAACCGTACCTGCTGGAAATGGTGCTGCGTTTGTTCCTACTGTTGTTACTTTTACGATCGTACCATCAATACCGATTGCTACGATGTCACCAAAAAAGATGTTAGCTGCGTAAGCGCTAGCAATTTTTAGTTGACGTGTAGAGCCAGCAAATGCTTGGCCACCAATCAAGTTGATAGGACGTAAACCGTATGGGGCTGCTGTTGTAGCCATAGTTTAACTCCTTAGTTATTTTCCACTACCAAAGGAAGTTGTTGAACGTTTATCTTTAAATAAAGGCATACGAGCATCATTCTCTTTCATAAAGCTGTTATCAACAGCGTCTGTTTGAGATTGTGTTTGTTGACTATAGTATTTAGATCTTTGTTCTACAAACTCTTCTGGCGTTTTACATAAGATTAGACCACCTACTTCTACTGAATCAGTAAACCTAGGGTTTTGGTCTGAATATAATTTTAGTTCGGGGTGGTCCGTTGCTTTAACGGGTTCCCATCCTTCACGCATTCTTTTGGATACATTAGTTGGATCCGCTTGACCGACCATACTCACTCGAACCCATCGAAACTTCCAACCGGGAATTGGTTTGATTTCCGGTAATGCAGAAGCAGGTGCCCACTGTTTAGGGCGTTCATAGGTCTCGCGGGTATCAATTTCGCGTGTTTGGCGTGTATCTTTATCCATTATCTTGTCTCCAATTTAAGTGTCTCTCGTGCGTACTGTTCCGGGGTTACTCCAAGTTTTTTGGCTAATGCCGCTGCGGTGGAGCTTAATCGTACTTTTTTAGGCGCGGTACTTCGCGAGGCCGGTGCTACGACGGTTGACGGTTTTTTGCGTTGGGCGGGTTGATCTTCGTCCATCGAGTCATCCTCGAAATATTCGGGGAATCGTTTGCGCATAGTATTATCAATACTACGGTAATAGGTATCTGATGTAGGGTCTGTGCCCCCACGAACTAGTTTTTCATGCAATCCCAGAGCAAGGCTAGTCATTTCCTCATCTTGTCCAAACCATTCATTTTGTTCCTGCCATTTAGTGGCACGGGTGTCTGGTCTAACAACTGGTAATCGTTCAGGTTGTAGTTGTACACTAGTTTCATCATCTTGTAAAGCTTTTTCGTACTGAGGCCTATAATTTTTCATTTGAGTCAGTTTATATTGCGCCATGTTCATACTTTCTTGCGCTTCTATAATCTTGTCTGTATCGCCCAAATCATAAGCTTCACGATATGCTTTGCGTGCTAAGTTCATCTCATGCTCAGCTGAATTTCTTGCCACTTCTATGTAAGTTTTTTCACCTGCCGACAAGTTAGTTTTTAGCTTCTTGTTCTCTTCATAGACAGCTTGTGCATAACGCACCGCTTCTTCTCTTTCACGAGCTGCTGCTTCTTTTTCGCGACGCTCGTCATGATATACTTTTCTTAGCTGCGCCATACGTTCTTTGACACGGTCAGAATAGTCAGTCAGATCATCTTTTTCAATAGCCTCTACCACATCTTTTGGTAATGGTTTTCTATTTTTGTCCTCTGCAGGGGTGTCATCGACTATTTCTAGCTCAATGTCATTATCTTCCGATGTTGTTTCTTTATCGGGTTTTACTTCTGTTTCGTCTGGAAATTCAAACTCTTCACCTTCATACTCTTCATTTGTAGCCATTTGTTACTCCTATGCGCGTGAATAGCCGCGTGGGTCATCTACTACACCCTCGACGGTATCATCGTTGATAATACGGAATTCTCGTCCGTGAATTTTAAATCTTGTCCCTGCATAAGCACGGGTAAGTACGAAGTCACCCTCTTTACACCATGCTCCTGTAGGAAAACGAGAAGGGTCTTGATAGCACAAGTCTCCTAGTTTTATTACAAACAACACTACTGTACTGTTTTCTTCTATGCGCTTTGTATCTGATGCTTTAACAATACCACTATCATAAGTCTCGTCTGCATCGGGCACTGCGCATAAAATACGGTAGCCCTTTGGTTCTGGTAGCTGCGATACCTTTGATTCGGGTGGCGCTTTTTTATTCGCAATACCCGATAAGTCAATTGCTTGACTCATATTTAATTTACCCATCGTACGTCTCCATATTTTTTGCGAGGTCTCTTATTAAGGACTGCGCGGTAAGTAGACCTCGAACCATACCGGCAGCGTGTTGATATGAAGGGTAATCTTTAGCTGCGCCATCGCCTAGACTCTCAATAATTTGTTTACGTTTATCCTCTATCTGACTCATCAGGTGCTCTAGTGTCTGATCCATTGTTCTCTCCTTTTGGTTGGTTATTAGCACGATTTTGCTTAGCTAACATTACTTGCGTTTCTCTGTTGCGTTCATCTGAAACCGCTCTCATGCCTATTTTGGCTCCTTCAGCTAATTGCTTGGCGTTTAAATCTGTTTCCTGCTGGGTGGCTTTAGCTCCTAACTGCGCTCCTGCTATTCGTTCGGTCGACAATATTTTTTGAAGCTCAAGTTCTAGTTTTTTAACGCTTATCATGGCATCGGCAGCTGTTTTAATTGCTTTTGTTTCGGCGTCTTGTTCTTTAATAGCTAATTCTTTTTGTTGCATTTGTACTAGAGGGTCTTGCGCTTGTCTTTGCGCTTCTTGCTGTTGAACCTCTTGTTGGTTTTTAGCTAGTAGTTGTTGTGCAGCTTTAGCAGTTAACCTAGATAGTTCTACCTCTAGCTCTTTAGGTATACCTTCATCCATTTCTGGTAGATCTACTCCTAGTTGAGCTTCTATATCACGACGATACTGGAAGGCTATATGTTCGTTCATATGTGCAAGGGCTGCTGCTTGTATAGCTTTAGCTTGTGGGTTTTGGCTTACTAGCTGTGCAATTTTAGGATCTTGCATTGCGGATTGATGCACCATAATATGAGCTTCATGGTCTTGATACATAAACGCCTTGACCGGTTTACCATTTAATATAGCCATGTTTTCTGCTACAGGGTCTTTTGGTTTTTCATCAGCCGCTGCAGGGATAAGCTTGCCTATGTTTTTAACCCCTAGCACTTCCAGCATTTGTTTGTTTAGCTCAACCATGTCATATATTTGTGGGTGCGCTTGTGCCATCTGCATTACAGCTTGGTACTGCACTACTTTCTGAGACATTGTAGCGGCGTTTGGATCAGATACAGGTATAACCTCTACCATATCGTAATCGCTGCGTTTAGCACTGCGGTTACCTATTTCAGGATCATAGCTATACTCGTCTGGCGTATAGTCGCGAATAATGCCAGCTAGTAATTTAAACTCTTGCTTCATAGCATAATGGATGCGAGATTGCACTGCACTCATTACTTTAAGCGTGCGTTCTAATATAGCTAATGTCGTTCCTACTGGTGCATTGGCAGACATGTCTGATACTTGTAAGTCTGCTGAATTAGCGAACGCTTTGCCTTCTGCAATAATTTGATTCATTAAACTTTGTAAGACTTGACTAGGCTCTTTATATGGTAGGGGCATAATGTTGTCCCTAATAGAACCGCTTGGTACATCAACATCTCTAAACTCTGCTGGAGCGATAGGGGTATCATCGCCTTTAATGCGTAAGCCCCGAGTCTTAAACCCGCCCGGTAAGTTAGATAGCGTACCTGCATCAACTAACTGACGTAACAACATAGTTCCTGATTTTGCCGCGGCACCAATTAAATGAATCATGCCGAACGCATAAAAACCAAAACCGGGAATGTATGGGTAGTGTACAAAATGTTGACGCTTGTGTTTAGTATCGTCGTCTGGGTTCCAGTTGCGACGTATAGCTAATACTTCTCCCGTACCGCGTTCTATAGTTACTACGTACGGTAATGCAATACCTGTTGGCTCGCCGTCCTCATCAACATCTTCATAGCCGGGTAAGTCTACATCTACGTGCATCTCTAATATTTTATAGCGATCATCAGTTGTCGCATTAAAACCCATTTTCTCAGCAATTTTCTTTTCTACTTCTTCAATCTCGTGGCTCGGCTCACCTAGATCAATATCTCTATAGAAGCCTGCAACTTGTAACTTACGCAATTCATTTTCAGTTTTGCGCATTATGTGCGTTACTCTAGGCGCTGATTCTAAATCAGACGCTCCATAGGGCACTACAATATCTTCTGCAGGTACGTAGATTGATACTTGACGTTTTAACGACGGATCATAATATACTTTTTTAAAGGCATTACCCGACAATCCTAGTCCCCACAGCATGCGTTCGTGCT